TCAGCAGGCATCGGCAAAAAACAGCTTGGAGAGCCGATCACGTTTGCAGGCATTCAGTCGATCCAGAAACGAGCCGACGACGTTGGGCACGTCGACATCGTCCTCATTGATGAGTGCGACCTTGTCTCTCACAAGGACGAGGGAGGGTATCGAACTTTCCTTGCGGCGTTGCTTGCAATCAATCCGCAGATGCGCGTGATCGGTCTGACGGCGACGCCGTATCGCATGGGCCACGGATTGATCACGGAAGAACCCGCGTTGTTTCACGCGTTGATTGAGCCTGTCTCGATTGAAGAGTTGCTGCATCATGGCCATCTGTCACCTTTGAAAAGCAAGGCGACCAAATCCAAATACGACACGTCAGGCGTGAAGAAGCACGGAGGCGAGTTCATTGAATCCGAGTTGCAGAAAGCCGTCGACACCGACGAGCAGAACCAAAAGGTCGTTGCCGAAATCTTGGAGCACGCCGGAGACCGCAAGTCGTGGTTGGTGTTCTGCACTGGCGTCGATCACTCGTTGCACGTCGCCGATGCGTTGCGCCAACGTGGTGTGACTTGCGAGACCGTGACGGGTGAGACGCCGAAGAACGAGCGAGTCCGCATCTTGTCGGCATTCAAGGCAGGAACCCTGCAAGCCGTCACAAATGCCAACGTCCTTACAACCGGATTCGATCACCCGGCCACCGACCTGATCGCCATGTTGCGCCCGACGAAGTCGACGCGCTTGTTTATGCAGATGGCTGGACGCGGGATGCGGACGGCGCCAAACAAAGCCGACTGCCTTGTGCTCGACTTCGCCGGGGTCGTCGAGATGTTGGGCCCGGTCACCGACCCGCAGATTCCCGGCAAGGCAGGCGATGGTGTTGCGCCCATGAAGCCGTGCAAAGCGTGCGACATGCTCGCTCCCATCAGCGCCAATGTGTGCCCAGCTTGTGGCGAGCCATTCCCTGAAGCGAAGAAAGACCCGACGACGGAACCCATCGTGCTTGTCGACACCGACATCATGGGCCTGGACCGCGACGACCTACGAGACTTGGAAGTGGGCTCATGGCGTTGGCGTCTCGCCAAGTCGGCGAAGACCGGCAAAGAACAAATCGTTTTGACTTACTACGGCAAGGCGCTGTCTGACCGTTCCGTCTCGGAGTACCTGTGTGTGCTCCACGATGGCTATGCAGGCCAGAAAGCATGGCAGACCGTGGCGACCATCGCCCAACGGTGCGGACCGCTACCAGCGGGGCTCCTAGCGAGCGAGGATGTGCACGCGTTGGTGTCAGCAATGAACGAGGCGACACCGCCGACATGGATTCAACACGCGAGAGAAGGCAACTTCGACCGCATCACAAGGAGGCATTGGTGAAAAGAACCGAACACGTCGAACAACGCGAGTTTGTGCAATGGGTGCGGCAGATGACGCCCTATCTGATCTACGCAATTCCCAACGGTGGCAGTCGTGGACGGAGCCAGGGCGCAAACCTGAAAGCGGAGGGAGTGCTTGCAGGTATGCCCGACCTGCACATTCCCGAGCTTCGCCTGTGGATCGAAATGAAAGCATCAGGCGGCGTGGTGTCGCCGGTGCAACGCGCCATCCATGAGCGCTTGCGAGCGTTCGACGCCGTCGTTGTTTGTTTCTCCACACAAGAGGCCATCGACGTCGTGACCATGGTTATGCAGACGCACGGGATGATCCCGACAAGACAGCCAATCAGGAAGGTGAAGCCATGAGCAAACGGTATTGGTGTCCGACGTGTGGCGAGATGGAGTCGTTCGTGTTCTTGGGCATCGCCAACGCAATCCAACACCGCGACGGTTGCATTTTGCGAGAAATCCCCGTCGTCGAGCCCCTCGCCGTGCCAGAGGTGACGACGTGGGGTGAGTCGGGGGGAGTGGATGCGGTGTGTCTGAGTGTGTATTTCGACGACACGATCTACCTCCGTGGTCGGTTGTTTGCGCCTGGTGACCGCAACATCGTCGACGCCATCAACTACGTTGCAGGGGTGAAGAGATGATCGAAATCAAACACGGCGACTGCATCGACGTCCTACGCACCCTCGCCGACAACAGCGTTGACAGCATCGTCACCGACCCGCCCTATGGTCTGTCATTCATGCGAAAGAAGTGGGACTACGACGTCCCCGCCGTCGAGGTGTGGGCCGAGTGCTTGCGCGTATTGAAGCCAGGCGGTCACCTACTGGCGTTTGCCGGGACAAGGACGCAACACCGGATGGCCGTCCGCATTGAGGACGCGGGGTTTGATATTCGTGACATGATTGCTTGGATCTACGGGTCGGGGTTCCCGAAGTCGCTTGACGTGTCGAAGGCAATCGACAAGGCGGCGGGGGCAACGAGGGAGGTGGTGGGGCCGTCGCGCGCGAACATCCGCGAGGATCTGAAGTACGGCGGCAACGACCCATCACACAACCACGGTCGGCTGGGCGCCGTCACGCATCCACCGGAGACCGCCCCCGCCACCCCCGCCGCCATCCAATGGCAGGGCTGGGGAACCGCGCTCAAGCCCGCGCTGGAGCCGATCACCGTCGCCCGCAAGCCACTTTGTGGGACCGTCGCCGCCAACGTGCTGGCGTGGGGCACGGGCGCGATCAATGTGGATGGGTGCAGAGTGGGGACGTTTGGCGGCGGCACCCTATGCGACAACCGAGACGAGAATGGCAAATGCCAAGGACACGGCAACGCCGGACGGTCGACTAGTGGCGAGACGTTCCACGGGCCAGATACGCAAGGAGGCCGCTTCCCCGCCAACCTGATCCACGACGGCAGTGACGAGGTGGTGGGGCTGTTTCCGGAGACGACGAGCGGGAGCGGAATAAAAGCCCCGCAGGGAAAAACGCACGGATTCGCAGATGGACGAGAATCCGCCAGAAAAGATGGCGGAAAAGAATACAACGGCGACTCCGGCTCCGCCGCCCGCTTCTTCTATTGCGCCAAGGCAAGCGCCGAAGACCGCGACGACGGATGCCACGCCTTGCCCGCCAAGTCCGCAGGGCAGGTGACTGGAGGCCGTGCAGAGGGTAGCGCGGGGCTCGACAGTCCCCGATCCGGTGCAGGTCGTCGACGTGACGAGACACGCAACAGCCATCCGACAATCAAGCCGACCGATCTCATGCGCTACCTGTGTCGCCTTGTCACGCCACCGGGCGGGTTGGTCCTTGACCCGTTTGTCGGGTCCGGCTCGACAGGACGCGGCGCCGTTCTCGAGGGGTTTGCGTTCGTCGGCATCGAACGCGAGGCCGAATACGTGGAGATTGCCAGGGCACGGATCAACGCAGCGATCAGGCAGAGGCACAAAGACACCGCTCAGGGATCACTCTTCTAGGGGTGATCCAGCATCCCAAAGCCCCAGAAAATAAATCTAGACACAGTGCTTGACATTATTTGTGCGCTGCGTAGAATGGACTCACGGCGCCAAACACGGAGCCGTAACAGGGAGACAGACAATGACCAGCATCATCATCAGCATCAACAGCGACCTCGACTCCGTCACCTACGCCACCGACACCGACGCCGAAGTGCAGATTGCTCGCCAAGCGTTGCGCGACGCTGGCCTGGCCTACGAGGACGAGTGGGTTGGCTTCGGCGACGACGCCGTCAAAAACGGCAACAAACTGTTTGCCTGAGCCACCCCCCCCCCACAACCAACACCGCAACGCCCCGACAGCCGGGGCTTTCGGCATAGGGAGACACACATGACCATCACCGAATGCCGATGCCCGCAATGCGAGGCAGAATACGAGCAGCGAGACGAGTACGAGGACGCGCCAGAGATCGAGTGGGACACGCCGATCTCAGACGACGAGCTTGCCGAGCGCCTTGCGTGGTTTTGGATGCCGAAAGAGGAAGAAGCATGAGCCCACGATTCCGCCGCGCCATCATTCGCCAAGCTGCCCGCGAGGGTCTGCCCGTGTGGGCTTGGTTGCTCGCCACCTATTACCGAGAGACGACCAATGCGTGAGCCTGACGACGACCGAGACGAGCCGACCGACGATGAGATTGCAGATCACATCGCCACCCACACGGATTGCGAGGCAGAGATCGTCGACATGATGTGGCTGTCGACGGACAAGGAGATCCTGCAATGGGCACACAACCTCCGTCAGTCGATCTACGAAGCCATTATTGAGGCCCGCAACGACGTCAGCGACGGTGACGAATGAGCCCCATGACGATCACTCCTGAAGAAATCATCCGACGCCAGATTGTCCGCGCCCTGTCCGATCTCGCCGACGCATCGGCAGCCCTGCGAGTGGCACGCGACGCTGCCTACGATGCGTCCAGAGTCGCGACGATGCCTGGGGTCAAGCGTGAGGCGGTGCTACTCGCCATCGGCGAACTGACGGCGCTTGTGGTCGCGATGGATCGGGTGACGTCGGCGCAACGGAGGGTGGACAATGAGTGACGCAGAACTGATCCGCGAACGAGACCGCGCCATCAAACGCGCCGACACGCTGGAAGCCGAAGTGTGGGCGCTGGGTGTGCAGGTTGTCGCGCAGAAAGCACGCCTGCATTTGGCTGGCGAGGTGATCAAGGCCATGCGGTTGTTTGATCACCGCAAGACCGACGCCGCGTTGGCGGCATGGGACAACGTGCCTGGGATGGAGCCATGAGCCTACTCACAATCGCCCTTGTCGGCGCCGTCGCCATCGGTGCCCTGTTGTTGGTCGTCCGCATCGTCGAGGCCATCGACGACGCCCGACGCAATCGACGACGGCAACGCGCTTTGAACTCTTTTACAACCAGCGAGAACACATGACTAAAATACCAGACATTCAATGCCCCCGATGTAACGCCGTCGGAAAAGTGACGCCCGACCCTGCAATGTCAAAGTTTATCGGAACGGCCTATTTCAAAATCCGATGGACGCGAAATGGCAAGCCGCACTCGCTGGACACCAACGTCAAGCAGGCCGACCTTGACGACGCCTCGTTTGGATGTGGGCTGGACTGACATATGCTCACCCGCCGAACATTCACGCCACCCGCCGACAAGCCACCGACGCTCGCCAAGCGAACGCCCGTCGCTGAATACGACAGGTGCGGCGAGTGCGGCACCGCCGAAGGCCAGCCCTGTTACGACAGCAACGACAAGCCACTGGCGAGCGTGTGCGTTGGTCGCACGTTGTCGAGTCGCGGCTCATTGGATCGCGAGACGCGCAAGAAATACAAACAAAAAAAAGCCCGCACCGGGAAATCCGATGCGGACCCTGCATTGCCACGCAAGGAGCCAATAGCGTCAAAACTGAACCCATGCAACGCTTGCGGAATCGGTGTTGAATCGCCTCGCAAATGGTGCTGGCGGTCTACCTGTCAGGCTGTCGCCCTGAAGCGTTGCCGCAAGGTAACGCGACCTCCTCCGGTCATCTACGAATGCAGCAACTGTGGCAACGCATACGAGGCACTTGGGGGCGCCATCACAGCACAGATACGGCACTGTCGTGCGCCAGCATGTCGGATTGAGCACAAGCGCCAGGTCAACGCACGTCGGAGGAAATATCATGATTGATTGGCAGACAGTTTTCGCCACCTATCCCGACGACGTCGACGCCGTCATTGCCAAACGGCTTGGCGTCGCAACGTCGACAGTCTGGAAGGCACGGACCAACCGCAAAGGCAAGTCTCGCAGAGACTCACAGATATTTGTGCGGTGTCCTGTCGACGTGCGGAGCGCCATCATCGAAGCCGCCGCCGTCGATGGTGTGACGATGTCGCAGTGGGTGCTCAAGGCGTGCGAGCGTGCGCTTGAGGACGTGTAGTGATTGCGGATGGCCCCTCGCCAAATGGGCGAAGGGCCGCTGTCGCTCATGCGCACGATTGCGAGACCTCGCACGCCATCACGCACCGCCTCGACAGGTGAAGTGTTGGCATTGCCAAACCGTTGTCAGCGCAAGCAGTCGCAAGGTTGGCGCCGTTGTTTGGTGCGGCGCGGTCGCTTGTCGGAAGCCATGCAGGGCGGAGTCTCAGCGACGGTATCGTCAGTCCCGAAAGACAGTGACAGCCCTTGCACCAACGTAGGGGCGTCGACGTCGACCCCACAGCACTGTCGCCGCCAGCGTAGTGCGGTCGACCTTCTCCACCTTCGCCGTCGCCGGGTCCGCAAGGTAGAGCCAATCAT